GCACGTTCCAAGTGATTTCCGTCGGCGAATGGCTGTTCACCGCGTTTTAGGAAATACTTGAGTAGGGCACCAGAGCCTTCCAAATGACTTGGAGGACTTTGGCCAGATACTACAGCAGCCCTGACTAGGGGCCGGTGCAGTTTGGTGTCATACTTTTCCATGCAGTATGGAAGGTATGACGAGCGCGTTAATCCCGGAGATGTATCTTGAGCAATCGGGAAAGGAATGAACCTTTCGATGATTGTATCGAGATACTTCACCGTGTTCCAGTAACCAGAATGATACAACTGGTTACGTAGAGCCACGGTTGAAACAATCTCCGCGGAGTCCGTCCGTTGCGTAGGGAGTAATCTCCGAACACGAGTTATACTAACATCGTGTCCCTTGAAGTACTCCTTACCACAAGACTCACGGAATGAACCATTCCAGAAAGACTTGTGCAGGTTAACTCGAAGACCGAAAGCTTCGAGGGCCCCAACAACGGAATTTACGTAGTCTGCGGGAACGATAATATCGTCTCCGTAGACGCGTACCTTGCCACGCAAAGACAAAATGTCTTTGTGTCGCAAACGGCGGTTGAGCTTCTGCTCTATGCCTAAGAAGACAATAGTCGTAAAGACCATTGCTTCAAAGGGAAAGCAGAGAGCTGAACCCATAGACGCGAACTTGGACAGGCGAATAACACCATGTCCAGGTACATCAGCCTTCCGTGATCTACATGCATCAACGGCTCTGAAAAGAGCACCATGACGCTTTAGTAGAGCACGTACATGCTGATTGGAAACGCGATCACTAGCTTCACTCAAATCGAGTGTAGCAAGGGAGCGGTCTATAGACCCCTCCAGGGCCAATTGTTGGTTAAACAATTGACTCTTGAACTCGACGAAATGTTTCGCATAGTCATCACGAGACATTTCTTCGACAATGGCACGCAGTATGGCCTGTTGTGTATATTGCATACACGTGGGCTCAATTGCGATGATCCTTGGCGTTTTCAGCGTTTTAGGAACAGTGATGACCTTGACGGGCATCTCTGAACCGGGTTCGCTGAAGTGCAGTGACTCGATATTAGCAAAGTATTCCGAGTAGGACGAGAAAGCAAACTCGGCCATAGGAAACTCTGCTTCGAGTCGGTCGGTCCAACTACTTTGGGTCCATTTCGCGTTTGCGCGAAGGCCGTCAGCAGTTGCACCAGGACCATGCTTTGGGAAGATATCCTTTGATATCACACGCGCATTGAGTTTTGTCAACATGCGTGCCCATAGCATACTGGATACTCGAGTAAAATCGGCTTCCAGATTATGGAAAGTACGATCAAACTCGCGCACTTCAGACTCACACTCGACGTATCGTCCATAGGCACTCTTTTCTCGCTCAGAAGAGCAATCGAGGAGTATCTTTTTAAACAGCAGAGAAATCTGCCGAATAAAATAGATAGCGGTTATGGACG